GATTTTCCTAAAATAGATTTATCTAGATATGTAATGGATGAAGAAAAAGTAAATTTAAGTGATAATCAAATTTCTAAGTTAAAAGAATTTAACAACATCGAATTTAATAATGTGTCAGCAGAAACTATCACCGTGACAGATAAAGAAGTTAAAGGTAGAGAAAATTTCCCTAGGTTTGTATATACTTCAGATGAAGACACTAGTGCTTTAAGAAGTGGAGATTGGGCTTCCCAGGGAGATGTTTATGGAGGAACAAAAGTTAAAAAAATAGACCTGTCTAAACTAGATCCAAATAAAATAACTTTTGAAAAAGAAGGTATCGTGTATGATGAAGTTATACCAGAAGAGGCTATAAAAAAGAATTAATCATGGCAGTACAATTTGCACCCCCCGTTTTGCAAGGAATATCAAGGCTTTTACCTATGTTAAGTGGTAGCATGTATATGGGTTCAGAAGCTCCCAAGGCTATTGAATATTTAATGAAGAAAGATAATGGCGGTAAGATAATACCGTTTCCTGAAACAACAGGTAATAAGACCCCTGACAAAGAACCTGACAAAGATCCCGATATACCACCGTCAGGAATAGGTGAAGTATTAGATTTAATGGAAGAAAGAAAAAGTAAAGAGGAAAAAGGAAAATCTTTATTTGCGGATACTTATTATCGAAAACTCATGGAGTCCGTGTATAAATTAGCTAGAGCAACAGGATACGATTTTAGAGATGCTTTTGGATCTGTCATGAATACCTCAATTAAAGAATTAGAAGAAACTTTAGCTAACGCTGATGATTATTTTATAAAACCAAACAAGATATTAAGTCTTGATCAAATAAAAACTTTGTATGATGAAAAGACTGGTAATAAGTTTACGGAACAAGAAATACTTTCTAATAAAAGGTTTAAAGAAGTTTTAGAAATGGCTCAGGGAGATCCTGACGTGGATTACAGAGTAGAAGATAAAAAAAGAGGTGATTTTATAAAAGAAGCGCCTCACGGAAATACTTTTTGGACCACCGCAGGTTTTCCTGGTGATAGAGGAAATAGGGCTAAAAGCGTTATTATTCACATAAAACCAGGGGATTATTTAAAATTAGCGTTACAAAAAGAAGGTGAATATAATAAAAAAGCTTTTGAACTTTATAAAAATGCGAACGTTGGTATTTCCATTCCTAAGTTATTTATGAGCGAAGATGAGAATGGTATCTTTAGTGTGGGTGGTCATGAAGGAAGACATAGAGCCAAGTATTTTGAAGGATTAGATCCTGATATAGCTATTCCTGTTCAGGTTCAATTAACAAACAAAGGTAGCAATGAGTATGTTGATTACACCAGAGGATCTTACACACACGGCCAATCTGTTTTAAATGCGGGCCAGAAACTACAGCAATCTTCAGTTATAATTAATGAGAATGGTAATCCTGTTAATATCGACATATTAGGTTATCAAGGTGATGGTCAAAAAGTTGGTGACGTTGATAACCCAGAATTAAAAGAGAGATAAATTAGTCTTTCTTCTTTCTACTGTCGTGGAGCTGGTCTCCAATCGCATAGATCATTACGCATAAAAATATTAATAAAAGCGTAATTAAGACCAAACAAGTACCTATAATTATATTAATCATATTTATTCACCGTTTCAAAAATTACAGAACGAATAACAGATAAATTCCCATTAAACCATTCTCCTTTTCTTTTCACCACGCCGCTTTGTTCTAACGCTTTGTGACAAGTTCTCTCCATCTTTGGACTATTCACGACGACGATAAGATAAGTATTTAATTTAAAAGGATTACCTACTTGAATCGTTTGAAGCCTATTATCAAAAGTTTTGGTAGTTGATCTGCCTACTTTAAAGTTATTATTTTCATCTCCCACAACATAAATGAGATGACTCCAAGGCTTAGGCTTATGGCCCACATATCTATCCTCATAGGCATCATTACTGATGTACATAGGATTTATTACCTTTCTTCTTTTCTTATAGAGTCTTCTATTCATGCTTATACTAAACAATCGCAATCCTCCACATCGAACTCACAGATAGGGCAAACGTCCATTAGATGAAGTCTTCTACCACGATAGGTGTTCTTTCGCCTATATAGGCCCCTAAAACGTTAAAATCGAGGTATTCTATCGCCTCTTCTACATTCATATCTTCTTTGTCTCTCAAGATATATGCCATCTTCTTTTTGCTATAAACTAGTACGTCGTCCATACCGCAACGCGAACCCACGCCTAAGATAGCGTCGTCAAAGCCGTTCCATTTTAATAACTCGTCGTCCACTACGCCAAGCTCGCCATCAGCTCTGACATTTTCTTTGCGCGATTGGGGGTCTGCTTGGCCCAACGCGAATCGAGCATCTCGGCCGCGGCGGTTTTGTAATCTGGTGGTGTTTTATCTTTTAACGCTGACCACATGTTACGAAACTTACTCACGCCCGTCTTTCCTAGTTGAAATACCATCTCGACGATAATCTCTTTGCACTGATCATGGACCGTGTATTCACCGAGTAATTCTTCTGCGCCTGATATCGCGTTCTCTAAATCCTTTTCTAATATTTCCATTAAAAATTCTTCGTCGTATTCTTTATCGTCTTCCCAAAAATCCTCGACGCAAAGATGGCCGACGCCCACGGTTCTTTTTCCTAGTGTGTCTAAGTATACTTTGTTGCGGTAACCCTCATGGTCACGTACTGATTTTAATAGTCTTTGCATATCCATTTTATTCTATCCTTTTGTTTTCATTTCTTTTCATATCAACAACATTGCTTATCATTTTAGAAAACTCTGTTGCCTCTTGTTCGTTTTTAAATCCTGTTAAAAAATCACCTTTATCAAGCGCATATTGTAGAGGATTATCAACCTTTGTTAACTTACCATCAATCATTCTCATGGTCGGCACTAAATATATCTCACCGTCTTGTTCAAATGATGAAGTTCTAATTGTTTCATTTGCTTCTGTCGTTGGAGTGCTTTTGTCTATGGCTCTTTTAAACCATGACATATCTGTATATTTATTTTTATCAGCCATCAGTTTCTCTCCAATCTTTTTACGTCTAAAAATGCAATTGATTTAATCCATCCCGACGGAATGACGATGTGTCGTCCGCCTTCTTTTTCTTCATCGAACTCTGAATAATCTGACATGATCACAGTTCTTTCTTTGTCTTTGTATATCATCCATCCTATGGAATGGCAAACGGCTAATCTTTCTTTTTTTATATCTTCTAGATCATGCCACCCTGTTTCTCCGTCTTTGGCGTCGTGCCACGAAACAAGGACCATGGGACTGATTTCTTCGACTTCTGACTTTTTTTTCATTTAATTTTTTTTATCATGATGTAGCACTCTGCACAATAAAACAAAATATCTCTAATTATTACAACCGCATTTTTTTCACAATTATCGTTGCAACATTTTTTAGGGCTAATGCTCAATGAAAATGACCTTGAAGAAGGGGTCGTGTGTTATAAAAAGGAGGAATCGTCATTAGCCCTATTTAAATATAACTTTCTAGGATTATGTTGTCAATATTTACTTTCCTATAGATATTTTAAACTGAAAGTGATTTATAGTTTTTCAAATTCGACAAAATAGACGTAACCACGTAACTTTAGTCAAAAACCATTGTAAATCAATAATAATACGGTTACTTTAATGACGTAACCACAAGTAACCACAAGTAACTCACCCTATATGTCTTTTTTGAACTGAAAGTAGTATTATTAATTATAATATTGAATTAAAATAATCTATACAGAATTGAAAAAGTGTATTAAAGTAAAAAAATGCCTAAAATAAAAAATGGCGACTTATCGCCTAAACAGAAAAGATTTGTAGAAATATTTGTAAAAGAAAACGGTCGTCTCACGGCGACGGAATGTGCAAGACAAGCAGGATATTCTGAACGATCAGCAGTATCACAAGCCTGCAACCTAAGAAATCCTAAATACTTTCCCAACGTGGTGCAAGCTATTGAGGACTTACAAAGAGAATATGCAGAAGCAAGTAAAATTACTTTTGTTAGTCATCAACGAGAACTTTCAAGATTAAGAGAACAAGCTGTTGCCAATGGTCAGTTAGGACCTGCTGTTCAGGCAGAGTATCGTCGCGGTCAGTTAGCAGGTTTTTATGTAGATCGTAAAGAGGTGGTGACTGCCTCCCTTGACAACATGACTAGATCAGAACTGGAAGCTAAGTTAAAAGAAATTAGAGACCACAATGTTGTTAACGGAGAATCTATTGGTTTAGAAGTAAAAGTAATCGACCATGATGATATGCAGACTCAAGATTAGCAATAACATAAAATAAAAAAACCCAAGTTAAAACAAGTTTAATCATGTTCTAACCTTAAAATCTTCTTGTGCTTGACCGTCACAATCTTGTGTTGCCATATATTTACAATGGGCAGAACACCACCGTTGAAATTTAGTCATCAGTGTTTCTTTACCACAATGAAAACATTTGCGCTTTATTCTTTTCTCACCGTCGTCATTATTAATGATATAATCGGGTAAAACATTGTCGTAAGAATATTTGCTTTTCACCCTTTTTCCTCTCTTCCTTTTAGTCCATAGATTTTTGCTATCGT